TGGTGCTGTTGGCATAATCGTTGGTGTTCGAGCTATCCCACTGGCGGCTTTCGTAGATGTCCTGCATCAGAAGCCATGTGCCGTTGCAGCTATCGTCATAGACGCTGGACGGCTTGCCCTGATGGACAACGATAAAGTTTCTGGCAGAACCATTTACTTTCAGCTTGACGGTGCTGCCGATTGCTTTGGAACTCAAGGTTACATAAGCCATAAAAAGGCCTCCTTTTATTGAATTTCCGGCGTAAAATTTTGTTTCAAATTGAGCGGCGGTGAACGGGATAAGTTCATTCGTTTCATTAGAACTCGATTCTTTTTGCCGTGGTGTTCCAGACACCCTCTACTACCGTGCCGTCCAGCGTTTCAAATGTGACTGTGAACGGATTGCCGGTGACGGAGGTGTTGAACATCAGCTCCAGCAAAGCCAGCCGGGCGGACACGTCGGAGATGTTGTTCTGGATGGAGTGGTGGGCCTCCTCATCGTCATTGTGGGCATCCACGAGCTTCTGCGCTTCCTTCAGGAATACCGGGAGCATCGTGACCGAGCAATACTGCTCCACGTCCTCCGCCGTCATCCACGCCTCGCATTTGTAGTCAACGGTGACGCCCAGCCCCTCGCCGATGACAATGCACACCGGGAAGCGGCGGACATCCACGCCGGTATTGGATGCAGCGCTGACGTACTGCGGGTAGTCACCCAGCGTGCCATAGTAGATGAGGACTTCGCCCTTGTCCGGGTCAAATGCGAACACGCCGAACTCCCGGAGCCAAAATCCGTGGTCAAGACCGCCGTTCAGGTCGGAGCGGTACTCCACGATCATGCGGACGCTGGCTCCATCATAGACCGGCTCAGTCGATGTGCCAGCGGCCACCGGCTCCACCAGTGCGGTCATTGCGGCAGGTTTCTCATCATCCGGTATAGTGCCGCTGCCCACCATAATCTTGGAAATCGGGAGCTGTTGCCCGGCAACCAGCTTGGCAATCAGCTCTCGGCCGCTGTCAGTAACAACAAAGCCATAGTAGCTCATAACTCATCCTCCTCAAGTTCAGGCAGTTTCGTCTGCGTGATGTTCTGTGCTGCGGGAACCGGCAGCACGGTGTCGATAAAGTCCTCACCAACTGCTATCTCCGGCAGGGTCGTGGTCATATAGCCGCGCCCCAGAATGGCCTGCATCGGCACATCTGCGACCATTTCTGGTGATTCAGTCTTTGCGACCACCATGATGGCTACGCCTGCGGCCTTGATAAAGGGTGCATTCAGCAGCTTGGAAACATCATCTTCCGGCGTCAGGGCGTCGGTTTCAAAAATCATGGTAGCCGGAACATCCGGGTCCTCGCTGTAATGCAGCGGCTTGTCCCAGAACATTTTGAACGCCCGGATGATGTCATAGTAGGTGCAGCGGTTGGTGTTCTTCCAGATTTTGTATATCAGGTACGTTCGGTAGTCATCGTCGTTCAGGACGTAGACCGATTCCCTGGTGCAGGCCAAAGCACCGGCTTCAAGGCGGGTCAGAACCGCATTGTCGCCGATGCCATCAAGCTGCTTTCCAACTGCGGTCTGGATATTCCGCTTGTCGCGCAGGTCTTCGTAGAACTGTCGAACCTCGTTCAGCTCATCACCAACGGCCTCCATGAGTGCGTCGATGACCGGCTTGCCCTTGAACTGCTCCACAAGATCATCCCGGAGCTTCTGGACGTAATCAGCCATCCATGACCACCTCAATCCTGTTTTCGTCCGTAACGGCCCGCTCCCGTGACGAGATGGACACGCTGCGCTGGGTGTAGCCAGTGGGCATATCGCCGTCATTCGGTGTTGCAAACAACCATACGTCGATGTAGTCGATGCCAGACACCTGAAGGTTGAACTTCTGTGGGATGACGTTCTCGCCCGCCCCCAGTGTGCTCATTTTCTCCAGAATCTGCTCTTTGATAAGCTCGACATAGTTGGCAGGCGGATTTGTGTTCGGACTCAGAGTGACGCCAACCTTGAACCAGACCTTGACGTACGTCGGGCGGTTGAAGCGCACCACGATGTCCTCCCCATAAACGCCGTGCAGGGTAGTTTCTACACTGCCGAAAGTGTTGATGCCGCCCGCCTTTGTGTTCAGGATTTGCTGGGCAATTTCCGTTGCGTCACCGCCCTCGACCACAACTTCGATGCTGTGCGGCCACCGGCCGGCAGAATCGACTTCATTTGTGCAGTTTTCATAGGGAGCTACGCTCACCACACCCTGCACATTCTTCAGGATGGCGCTCCTGATGCTTTCCAGCATGGCAGACGAGCGGTTGTAGATTTTGTTCATATAGGACTTTCTGAACTCCACATCACTCTCTGCGAGCTGACCGGCAACATAGCTTCCCACGTTGACCACGGACTCCATGCCCGGAACAGCTTTCGTGATCTTCGTGATTACGCCGTTCGGAATGAAGATGTCGCCCGGCTCGGCAGTCTCAAATGTGACGATGCTGCCCACAGAAGCAGTGGTCAGGTTTTCTGACAGGACCAGCGTATTGGAGCTGGTTTCATCGACCGCCTCGATCACGATGGTGTCGTTGATGACCGTCACATGGAAGTCCTTATCCGTGATGGCTGTTCCCAGAGCCTCTAGGGCTTCGCTGGTGCTTTGTTTGGGGTCAGGGGTAATGGTGTATAGGTTTCCGTTAAGAGCCACCCCAAGGGCTGTTTTTGCCTCCGGGGACGCGAGGATAACGGTGGCCTTGTTGAAGGATGCTCTCGTGATCTCTGCGTCTGCGCTGGAAACAAGGTTCGTGGCCGGGCTGGTGTCGGATGCAATCGACGTGCCGACCGGAATAGCCGTACCGTCCACGCCGGTACAGAGGATGCTGTAGTAGGACTTTGCAGCCATTCCGCGCGTGGAGCCGCCGAACTGCGCTGCATAGTCAAGGCTCACTCCGGTCGCGCTGGAAACGTACTCCGAGTGATACACATCCACGCCAAATTCCCACAGCTCTGCGATTTCATCTGCTACATTGGTCAGCAGGTGATTCAGCAAAGACTGTGGGTTCTGGCGGGTGTTCACGCCGAGGCGGGCCGACATTCGTTCGTGCATATCATCGAGGATTGCATCCAGACGTTTCGGGTTAGGTCCCTGCGGTGTTAAGCCATATTTTGCCACGGTATTCTGATCTCCTCTCTGAACCTGTCTTCGTCCGTAGTAAACGAGATCGCAACGGACGCACTGCGGTTCTTTTTGTCAATGTCAAACGAAATATCCGTCACATCCTTCACTCCATCGACAGACATCACGGTTTCCCGGATAAGATGCCGGAGTTTGGACTCATTCGGATTTTTGACCAGCAGGTTCTCGAAGTAAGGGAAACCCAGCGACGGCATCAGCCTCCACTCTCCGAAAAACCAGAGCAAACGAATACGGACAGCCTGAATGATGCTGTCCGTAGATGATATATCGCCCGCCGCCGAGAGTTCTAAGTCCCCGGTGGCATCGAGCTTCAGGTCTATCACGCTTTTCCCTCCTTTACTGCGGCTTCCCGGTCATGCCGCCGCTGTCGCCCCTGTGGACGTGGTTTGCAAGGCTGATACTGCCGTTGGATGCCTTGATGCCACCCTTGACCGTGAGCTTTCCGGTGATGTCCACGCCGTCGGGTGAAATTGCAAGCACCGTGCCGCCGACTGTGATCTGCACAAGGCTCGGCTCCACTTTGACCTTGGCCGAACCGAGAGTCAGTTCTGCGGTCTTGGGCGTGATCTTGGCTTTTGTGTCGCCTGCGGCAATGGCTACGGCATCCTCATCACAGGCCAACTTCATGGTGCTGTTGCCGCCAGATGTGAGGTTTGGAATGGCAATGGCGTTGGTCAGGTCAAACTTCAGTTTGGTGTCAGTTTCCTTGCCGTACATCCAGTAATCGAGTGCCTGCTCACTGAAAACCAGCAGGCATCCATCGCCTTTCTTGATGGGCCATGCAATGGTGACGTTTTTGCTCTGCGGGAACATGACCGGGACGCCTGAGATTTCTGGAAAGTCCATCGTGCTGCCATCGGGCTTTGTGAACTTTGCTTTCGGTAACACGGTGGCGACGCCCTTGCCCGGGTCGTAGCTTTTTATCTCGCCCGGCAGAGCCGTGTGCATATCCTCCGTCGCGCTGCGGGCGCTTTTATTGATTTGGTCAACAAACTCCTGCATCATTTTTGCTTCACCTCCAGCAGGCGGGCCGTGCAGCTCCATGAACCTTCCATATTGTCGCCCTCAATCCGCACCGAGTAGACCCGGAAATAGCCCTTGACTACTTTGCTGTTCAGGTACACATAATCGTCCAGTCCGATTGCGGCGTTCATCAGGTACTCCACGTCCCAGCCGTAGCTGTACCCCTTGTCCTCATTGGAGATTTGGACACGCTCTGGGAGGCCCAGCAGGCCCTTTTCTGCCGAAAGCTCATACACCTCGCGGCTCATCGTATCGCCCGGCTTTTTGACCTGTAAGACGCCGTTGTTGATGCTCCACGTCAATCCGCTGGTTTCGCAGGCTTTCGTCAGCACATTTCTTGCCGGGCCAACATAGCTGTAGCCATTCGGGATGTCCTTGAACTCTGCGTTGTAGGAGAAAGAAACCGTCACGCCCATCTGGTCTGCGGTGTCCTGTATCAGGGTCTTGCAGTTTACAGCCCCGGCATAGCTTACGGAAACGTAGGTGTCGCGGACTTCAATGCGGTTATCCACCAGCTCGATCTCCGTTGCCCTGTCTGCTCCGTCAGCTTTTGTCGTAGCAAATGTGACCACGCCGGTGAAGATGAGCGGACGTGTATCGCCATACCCTGCATGGAGTACGACCACGCAGTCGTTTTTTCTCAGCTCTGCAAGGTGTTCGTCGCTCAGATTCCAGATAGTCACTTTGGCCGTATTCTGGCTGTTGGTGTCGGCCTTTTCTACCGAAAACGAAACGTGCAGCGGTCGCTTGCCGCTGCCAATTTCAAACCCGGCCGAGCCTGCCTTGCCCGCCGCCAGCCGGTACTGCCTGTCGAAATTTTCCACGGCATTCTCCCCTTTCGATGGCAACAAAAAAGGCCGCGTTTCCGCAGCCCTGAAGGTTTCCTCTTATCAACTCACTCCTTTGTTCTTGAAAGAAGCCCTCTGACATGATATAATCATAGAAACGGAACTTCTTTGGATGTTTCCGGGCAAGAGATTGGAACCAGCGGTGCTTTTGTAGGGCGAGCCGCTGGTTCTTTTTTGTTTGCCCGGTTCACATCTTCATTCTTACCTACCGTTCTGGTAATACAATGAAAGTGACCAATGATATGAGCGTTTTTCAAAAGTTTCCCGTTTTGGTCAGTCCGAGGACTGTCCGGCGGACAATCCAACGGATTCTGTGTAAAATCGGCCATTTTGAGCAACATTCATCCCAAAACCTCTGAAAAGCCTCTGATTAAACCCGGACTTTACCAGTAAAAGTATATGGAAATTTGTCTGGAACCTTCTGAGAGCGAATTGTCAAACCCGCCATCGAAGATTTGTTCAAAATGAGAATTGATTTTACTGGATGATTTGTTCCAGCATCATGCCGGGACAAACACAAAACGAGCCGTCCCATCGGCAAAATCCTGCCGACCGACGCTCTCCTTTTCGGTCAGGAC